TGAGATTTTGCAGAGTATCCAATAGACGTTGCACCCACCCCCAAATTCCCACTAGCATCCAGAACCATTGCTTGGGTGAAGCTGATTGTGTTCCCTGCTGTGCCAGAGGCGGCGTTGTACCAAGCATGGGTATTACCAGCTAATTGATAAAATCCAGCAGTACCAGTATATTTATATATATTGTTTGTGCCATTAAAAAACGCATTAGCAAAAAGCTCTACGCCATTTGAATCAGTGCGAAAGGCAATAGCACTTTGATTACCGCCATCTCCACCCTCAATTGCTTTGTAATAAGCTGAACCCCAAGCACTAGGCGTAACACCAAGACCCATGTTGCCTGCGCTGTCAAGGCGCATAGCCTCCACACCACCTTCAGAAAAGGCAATAGTGTCAGCCGCAGGGAAGAAGATGCCTGTGTTGGTGTCGCCATCGTTTGTGATGGATGGTGATCCGGCAGAGCCATCAGCAAACTCAACAGTCGCACTGCCAGTAACAGTCAAAGTACCAGCCACAGCCAATGTCTTCCCAGAGCCGACATTCAAGCCAACTGATGTGCCTGTGCCAGCAGCCGCAAAGACAGCATCAATCGTGTCCAAGTCTGTATTGACTTTTGTCCCCCATGTGTCAGTACTTGCACCGACTTCGGGCTTTGTGAGTAATAGGTTGGTGGTGGTGGTATCTGCCATGATGAAACTCCTATGCGGCCTCTTGCCAAGTGATTGAATTGTCTTCTAAATCTGTCCAAGATTCTGATGATTCTGAAACAGGTGTCCAGCTCTCAGAGGAATCAGCGACTGGTGTCCAGCTTGCCGATGTGTCTGAATCTGGTGTCCAGCTCTCGCTGGTGTCTGGAATGGCTCCCCAGCCAAATCCAATCATCACGCCAACAGCGCAAATTGATTCAACGCCGGTGATCCCAATGGATACGACATTGCCAACAGTGCCGACATCGCCTGTGCCTTCGACTCCAGTGATGTCTTGGAACGAAATAACCTCTGCGCCAACCGTACCGACAGCGCCAGTGGCGGCATTGCCTGTGATGGATGTGGTGCTGGTGATGCCAACAGAGCCAACAGCGCCAGTCGCGGCATTGCCAGATACATCAATTGCCCTGGTCGCCGTGACACTGCCAACCGCCAAGGTTGCCGCATTGCCTGTGACTGCAAGGGTTGATGTCGCTAAGACCGATCCAACAGCACAGGTGGACGCATTGCCAGAGATGGCAATGGAGACAGTCAGCCCGACTGTGCCGACATTGCCTGTGGCAATCGTGCCATCTTCTTGGATTGATCGGTCTGCTAGTAAATTGCCGACAGCAGTGGCAGACGAATTGCCACTGATAACGACATTGCCTATGCCGTAGACGCCAAGCCCGTAATAGCCTGTTCCATATGCAGCCATGCCGCTGCCCCTGCTTTAAGCCAGCCTGATCAGGCCAGTGCTTGCATCGTTGGTCGGCATGGTCAGGGTGAATGTCCCAGCAGTCACTGTCTGACTGCCGAATGTGTGGACGCTGACTGCCTTGTCTGACTGGGTCGAGTTGTAGATCAGGACCGCATCAAATGCTGTTGACAATGTGACGGCTGAGTAGCTGATGCTGGCGCTTGGCGTCACAAAAGCTGTCGTGCCACTGGTGCTTGGAGGTGTGCCAAATGTCACTGTCACACCGCCTGCGGTATATCCTGTACCTGTCACCTCACCAGATGAGCTGTAGGCCGTGGTGGAGGCATTGACAGTGGCAGAGGCCAAGTACAAGGCGGCCTTGAATGTGTCGGCGGTGGTCGCTGCGCGAATGACGCCAGTGCCGAAATTGTGGTGGCCGACCAGCAGCTCGCCCTTGAAACTCGTACACATCGCTTGTGTATTGGCCATGGTTTATTCCTTAAATTTGTTGACTGATGCCATCAGCAAAGACACTGCTTTTGAGAGCCATGTGGACAGACCGATGCACCAATTCGCCATCCAACCAATACTCTACCCAGCTCGTTGTCTCGGTATCGTTGTCGAGAGATCCTTCACGCTTTTCAAGCAGTGACTCGTCCATCTCGCCCTTGGTGGTGGTAATCATCATCCGAATGTCCTTGCTCTTGCCAAAATCGCACCGCCCGATGTAGAACCGCGATCATCTGCAATCTGCAACTGATCTAGTCCTGCCTGATAAAGCGATGACCACACAGGGATTCTCGCATCGTCTTGCAGGTATGGCGCAGCCTGCAACAAAGAGCCATACAAATACACATCAGGCGCCTGTGTCAGCAGCCAGTTGGTTGCAACTGTTGATGACAACTTTGTCAACTTGGCGTAGTACACCAGCTCTGCCGTGTATGCGCCGTCAGGGATTGGAAGCAATCGGAATTGGTTTCCAACCACCGAAAAATACAGTGGCTTGCCGCTGGACAAGTAGGTGGTGTTCGACAACTGATCCATGGCGTCAATTGTCTGAAATGTCAGGTTGGTCACTGGGTTGGTGTTGATCTTGATGGCCTTGGCTTCCAAGAAGTCATCAGGCACAGTGCCATATTCAGCAGCCGCCGCAAATGTTGCATTGGCTCGCACAATCATCTGGCGGGTGCGCAGCTGGCGCTCAATCTGCGATTCAGCCAGGCTGATGAAGTCAGGGATGGTGGCCGTCAAGTCTGACCTGTTGAGCCAGTCGGCCAGCGAGGCCTTTAGTTCGGTGTATGTCGTGAGTGCCATTAGACTGCCTCTTTTTCCATCTCTTCTTTGACGATCCAAGTGTGTTCGTGTCTGAATTCAAACGTGCCAATGTGGCCGATCTCTTTCGAGACATCATGGTCAATATACACCTTGTAGCCCATCTCTTGAGCCTTTTTACAAAAGAAGACATCCTCGCCCATGTAGCCGCGAGTGTCAGTCTGCCAAGGCATATCAAACCATGGCTCTGTCATGCCCTCAAAGACATTGCGCTTGATCATCATCACGCCAGTGCCGACAGATCCAATCTCTTCCAAGCCTGTTGATTCGGGCATGGTGTAGATGGGCTGGCGCTTGCCGTTCTCATCGTAATTCTGCGCAGTTGGACCTGTTGGCATCCTGCGCCGTGCGCAGTTGGCCGCCACAACGTCCACATCATGCGCCAGCAGTCGCTGGATCATGTCCTGCGGGAATGTCATGTCAGAGTCAATGAACAGGATATGGCTGCAACCTTCGCGCATCGCATCCAAGCAAAGATCAGCACGCTGATTCTGGATCAGTGTTCCTTGCAGGATCTTCAAGCTCACAGCATCAGTGGTGTTGAGCGTGTGGTACGCCACCATGTTGACCATGCAATAGGTGTAGTTGGTGTGTACTTGATCCCGCGCTGGGGTGCAGACTGCGATGTAGTTCATACTTTCCCTGGTCGGACTCGGAAGAATTTGTTGTCACTGTCGTTGAGCCATTTTTTCATGTAAGCCTGGTCATCAATCTTGCCCTCGGCCTTCATCTGGTAGTACAGGGACTCAGGGATGCTGGCAACGTGATGCCATTCGCCTTTCCATGTAGCCTTCTCATCAATGGCAGCCAAGTCGCGCTTGTTGGCCTCGATGACGGCAGTCAGATCTTGAGTTGTCTGAATCGTTGCCTCATCAGTCAAATCGTTGTAGTGCCATGTGCGGGTGATCCCAGTGTCGGGGTTTACATCAAAAAATCGTTTTTCCATATAAGTAGGGGGAAGATTTCTCCTCCCCCTTTCCTCTTAATTGATTAAGAAGTGATCAAGTCTGCTGCCAGACCATGTGCGTTTTCTGCCAACACCTTGTGGCCGAATTCGATCAACAACATGCGCTTCTCAGCGTCACCTGTTTTGGCAAGCTCAACTTGTTGGTAAGGACGCAGGACAGTCATCTTTGCGTACTCAGGATCGATCACCCATGCATCGCGCTCGCGTTGAAATCTATTCGCAATTACGGCAACGGTCCCGAAATCTGACACGTATAGGTCAACCGCGCCAATTAAAGTAGCAGGTTTTTCGCCGCCATTAATATTAAAGCGTGAAGATGCAATACCAGCAAAACCAGAAACGCGCTGCTTGTTGACAGGGCCAACCATTAGGATTTTTGGTGTGCCGCCAGCAGTCCACACCTTTTGAATCACATTCTTGAGAATGGTTTCAGTAAAGGTGCGCACGTTGCCGTCAGTGCGGGCACTGTTTGGCAGGGTGGTGTAGCTTGGGTCAACGCCGTTGGTTTGCTTGTCAGTGTTGGTCTTGACAAATGCGCCCAAAGAGGCGGTAGCGCGAGCTGTGGTGGTGTTACCAGCAGCAGCAACAGCGCCATTCAAGAATGTGAATTCTTGGTCGCGCTTCAACTCAGCACCGCGCTTGGCGATCTGATAAGCCAACTCAGAGCGGCGGCCAGCTTTGTTGACAACTTCTTCAGTGTTCGACAAGACGATGGTCTTGCGAGCGATCTGAGCATAGTTGGTCAAACGAACAGTGGCAGTCACTGAGTCGAATGTGCCGACATCGTCACCTTCCAACTGGGCGTTGGCGGCGGCATCTGCCAGTACATCGGTTTGCCATTCAAACAAGGTGTTGGAGATAGTCTCGCGGCCAATGTTTGATTGGTACGGCGTTTCTTCTGGTGAGATATTTGTTATTACATTTGAAAGATCTTCCCGAATGCCTTTAGCACTATAGGTTGTAAATGTGTTACTTACGATGGTCATGATGATTCCTTATTTCAAGAGTTTGTAGATTGCATCAGCCGCATCATCGACACGGCCAGTTTTTGCTAGACGCTGTTGTGCTCGCATTGCTTCTGTATTGCTTGAAACTCTCCCTGCTGCACCAGGCTTGGCAGGTCTTGGGCCGTTATTGGTCACTGGCTTGATCTGTCCGCGCTTGGACATCATCTGGTCATAGAGAGCCGCTTTACGCAGCATCACAACCGCCCTGTGGTCAACAACATTCTTAAGGTCATCAGGTGTGAATCCGATCTTTTGACCGAATTGAACAAGCATTGCCTTCTCAGCTTGAGCCTTCTTCGCGTCCTTCCACTCAGGGATGGCCGCCACCAAAGCCTCTTGCTCTTGAGCCAACAACGCCTCGCGCTGTTGTAGCTGTTCTCGCTGGGATAACTGAGCCAGCCGCTGCTGTTCGGATTGAATAGCCGCCGCCTTCTCTTGATTCTCCCGCATCACTTCGCGCTGCCTTACCCACTCGATGGGGTCTTCGTTATAAAGACGATCCCAATCAATGTTTGGCTGCGCTGCCTGCTGAACCTGTGCCTGTAGAGCACCTAACAATTGAGCATATTGCTCACGCTCGGCACGCACCTCTTGCAACTCTGCCTCGGTCTGTTTCCTGACCTCCGCAATTTGCTGAGTCTTGCGTGTGTAATCCTGAGTCCTTGAATATCCCTTTTGAAGTTCCTCCAGCGTCACATCGACTTCTTTACCGTCAACCTTGACGGTGAAGACTTGTGGCTGGTCTTCCTCCTCGGGATCTCCCTCTTCTTCGGATTGTTCGGGATCAGTTTCATCGCTGGATGCGTCTGCATCATCCAACAACTCCTCATCTCCCGCCGCGCCCTCATCGGGCAACTGCGCCTCGCTGCTCTCCTCTTGTCCCTCATCGGGGAGCATCCCAGCAAGTGCATCGGCTGCTTCAGCCATATTCATTGGACCTTGTACAACACTCGCCGCTGGCGTTGGTGCTACTGTTTGCATTGGTCGATTTCCTTATTTAAACAAGATTCTTCTGCGCACGCTCAATGGCGCGTTGCGCCACCTTGCCGTTGTCAATCATTTTGGTCAGTTCGTTCTTAAAGTTCTCAATGGCACGCAACTGCGCCCAGATCACTTCACGCTTTGAAGCCTCCTCGGGCTTGCTGCTCTCAAACTCCCAGTGCAAGTCGCCACGCATCTTTTCCAAGGCCGTGGCGAACACCTCATCTTGTAAGAATTGTTCGGACCTGCGGCCTTTTCTAACCTGTTCTTCGTTCATTGAGCCATTCCATTAAGGTTGATGGGTGGAGGCACATTCGCCGCAGTTTGCACCGCCTGTTGGATGATGCTGGCCTGCTGCTTCATGGCCTCACGATCTAAATTCTGCATTGCCGCAATCTCGGCAGTGCTGATTTGTGTCCCATACTTTAACTCAAGTTCGTATTTCTTGAGCATTAAGTCCTGCGCCAGTTGATCTCTTCGATAATCGTCATCGCGGATCATCTTCTCGCGCTGCAACTCCAGCTCGGCGGCCTTTTTCTGGATGTCGGCTTGGATTGACTGAGCCTGCACCTGCGCCAGCACCTGCTCTGGTGTCTGCTGTGGCTCTTCCTGCGGCATCTGGAAGTCGGCAGGCAGGGTGTTGAAGTAGCTGGATGCGTCCTTGTAGCCAGACAACTCAATGGCCTTTTGCAGGGTGCGGATGTACATGGGCAGGGACGCGATCTGATTCATCGGGCCAAACTGAGCCATGATCTGCTCTTGCTTTTGCATGATGATATTCAAGGCGTTGATCTTCTCGTTCACATCGCCATTGCCCAAGCCAATATTGACATTGACATCCATGCTGGCATCCCAAACGCGAGGATCAATCTGCACCCACTCATTGCGCAAACGCACCATGCGGGGCTTGTCTTGGTGGGTGGTCATGAGATACAAAATACCCTTAAAGAGCTTCTTCATGCCCTCGGCCAAGATCCGAGCTTGCAGCTCAAGCCTTGACTGGCTGGCGCTGACAGTGGCCGCAACCGCCGCCTTGGTGGTTGACTGCAACGCATCAGCGTCCAATCCCATCGCGGCCTTGGACATGCCGGTGCGGTCTTCGCGCATCTGGTCCATGTAGTCCATCATGGCAAAGGCTGGCTGGCCGACAAAGGGTGAGCTGAACGGCTGCACCATGCCAGGCGCTCTCATCCGAATGATGGCGCCAGTCTCGTTGTTCAGCACATCGTCAATATTGACCTGCCCCTCGACCACAGCCGTGCGCGGGTGGATTGACTGCGCCAGCGAGTCCAAGGTGTTGCGCATGATCTCTGACTTGATCTCTTGGATGTCATGCGTGATGTCAAAGATCGACATGGCTTCCAAAGGAGATGTGTGTGGCTCTGGATCGCAAGGGAAGTCCACAAAGGGGATGTAGCTGGCTGGCAGGTTTCTGACCATGGTGTAGCCAGAACCCATGCAACAAATCTTGCGCAGCTCGGGGATGCCGTCACCGTCAAAGTCCACGCGCATATAGGCTTCGATGTACAAAACCCTGCGCTGCATGGGATTCAAGCTGTCACCAGCGCCCATGGTGGTGGACAGTGGCTGGCGTGCCAAGTACTCGTCATTGGAGTCCAAGTCAGTGGAGGAGATGTTTTCCTCAATCTCTTCTTGGTCATAGCCCATGGCGATCAAGTCAGAGACAGTCGCCATCTGGCGGTGGGCGATGATGCCAGCATCGTCAAATGACCGCGCCCTGCGGTCCAGAATCAATTCCTCTGGCGGCACGGCCATGATCCGAATACGGCCATCTTTGGTGCTGCGCTTGATCTCAACATCATGGATCATCGGCACAGGCATTGGCAGGCCGGTGGTCATGTCCATCTGCGGCACAGCGCCAGGCTCTGGGTAAGACACCACAATCTTGACCTCTGCACCCTCTTGCATCAACACCTGCAAGGTCTGGTCATCCAAGCCAGAATATTCCTCAATCTTGACCTCTTCGACCTCCTCCCACCAGTACTTGGCAATGCCGCACTTGCGCACCAAGCTGTCCTTGAACAGGGCATAGGTGGTCATAAAGCCATTGTTGTCGGAGGTGAAGACGTAATTGGCGTAATCAGTCGCCTGCTGTGCACCGGCCACATCTTCTGGGCCGCGGGGCACATATTCCACGACATTCTCGGTGGAGAAAAACACCTTCATCAGGCTTGGCAACATGGCCGAGACAGTGTCTCGCACCTCCATCGCCACCACCTGAGAGCGGCCATCTTCCTCGTTTCCAAAGGGGTCGCCGCGATAGTACTCAGTGCCCTTGGCTCGGATGGGGGAGACATCGGAGTCGATGTAGCTGACAGCGTCCTCCAGCTCGCCAGAGACAATGCCCTGCAACTCGGTGTCATCCATCGGCTCGATGGCCGCGATGTCGGTGGTGATGTTCATGTCGTTGATCATTTTTTGTTCCTTGCAGAAATACTTTTGGCCTTGGCACGCGCATCGGCCTTCGATGAAGCACCCCATTTTTTGAGACTCAGCAGCAAGCGCGTTGGCTCGCCGTCCTTCATCTCAGGGCCAGGCATGTTGCCCATTCTCGCAAGGAATGATGCCCTGCGCGGGTTGTCGCCACTCTTGACCGGCGCTTTCAGATTCATGCCCTCGGCCTTGGCACTGGCGCGTCCCTTGGCATTGAGGCCGCCTTTCGGGTTTTTCCCCTCACTACGCTGCCAGGCTGGTGTCTTCATAGGGCACTTTCTTCAATACAACATACATGGAGTCAACTGCGCGAGGCAAACGCATCACCTCGTCTTGCGGCAATTTTAGGCTCGCGCCATACTCACTTAGACGCATCTCCAAATGAGTCATCTCAAACTTGGAACCCTTCCAGCCCAAGTACCACGCCCAGTCGCAGTAGTACACCCAAGATTTTTCGTTGAAAGCTCTCACATGGGTCGGGTCTTGCCACGCGCCATGGCTCAACTCGTAAGGCACATGGATGTGCATCTCGCCGCCATCGCAAAGCAAATCACGGCAGTTGGTCATGGCCTGCACTAGATCAGGGATGTGCTCCAACACATCAAACGCCAAGATCTTCTCAAAGCAGAATGGCTTGATGGTGACCTCTTTGTCACCAAACTTGACCACCTCGCCATAGGACAATTTGGATATATCCACCACCCAATCGGCGCCAACATCGCTGCGGATGTCAGCATTGACGCAATCAGGTCTGGCGTCCTTGCCAGATCCGAGGTTAAGTGTCAAACCAGTCATTTGCATATTTCGGCCTGTTTTTGCGAATCCATGGCACGGCCTGCTGAGTCAGCCGGTTGCCATCCATGCCAATTGTCTGGCTGCCAACATGGTGCACATAGGACCGTGACAGGTAATGATGAAAGCCTGCGGCACGCAAGTCCTCGCAGTGCACATCATCCGAATACCAGTTCAGCGGGGGGAACTTGAAGCACTCCCACGCATCGCGGCCAATCCATGAAAAGATGGGACTAAGCACCTCCATGGGCACAATGGCGTCTTCATAGGGGTACTTGAAGTAGTGCAGCCGCTGCTCAAAGGGGTTAGAGCGCACATTCTGCACAGGACGCGCCGCATCACACCGCGCAGCAACCCAGCCCACAGGCTCACCAGTCTCGACTTTGAGCTGCGCCACATCCTCCAGCAAATGCTTGTAGCTGGTGGGGGTCAGGACAATGTCATCGTTGGCGCAGACAACAGAGTCAAAGCCGTCAGCAAAGGCGCGGTCCATGACATCGTTGTAATCTTCGCCAAAGTTTCTTGGCGTGCCAAAGATCTTCAGGTCAGTGTCATAGCCGCCAATAATGGACTCTGGACCGCGCAAATAGACAGGCACTTCGGGACAGTACTCGGCAATGCTTGTGAGCATCACCCGCAAACCTTTGCCGTTGACTGTCGAGATGCAAATCGGCGCAATCACTTCTTAGGCTTCTTTGCCGTCTTGGCCGCCAGCCTAAAGTCAGCAGCACTGGGCGCGGCCTTCGTGCCAGGCTTGTTCATCTTCTCGCCAGAGCCTGCCTTGATCCGCGCTCTCTTGGCTTGGATGTTTGAATAAAGTCCAGGCTTACTTTTCACCTTTGACTCCAATCTTGATCGTCAAGAGTGACTCAGGCTCCTCATCTTCGCCCTCATCTTCGCCCTCTTCCTTTGCCACCCAAGCCGAACAGGTACGGCTGGACGCGCACTTGAAGTCAAAGATCTCGCAGTAGCCCAAGTCGCCAGCCTCAATCATTGCCCAAGGGTCGCCCTCTTCGCCAATGCCTTCAGCAATGCACTCAAGCATCGACTCTTCCTGATTGAACGCCGCGCAGTTCCCGCAAAGACTCATCTTCGCGTCCTCTGGCTCCACCTGCCACTCCTCGGCCATCTTCATCCAGTACTGCTTATTTGGCAGCGCGGGATTCTCTGGGCCATAGTCGGCGGCATCAATTGCCTTGCCGCGATTCTTCAGATTCAAGGTGATGTCTTGAGTCGCCATGGGACAGCTCTCGCCCTCATCGCCACCCTCATAGCCCTCGTCTTGGTCCATGGCCTGATCCATGGTGCGCTTTAAGGTAGCCATTAACGCATCCCCTTTGTCTTCATGTTCTTGGCAGTGCGTGCACCGCGCATGGGCATCTTGGCTTCGGACATCGCAATGGCGATGGCCTGCTTGGGATTCTTCACAACCTTGCCGCCCTTGCCAGAGTGCAGCTTTCCAGCCTTGTACTCGGACATCACAGAGCCAACCTTCTTTTGTGCCTTAGTCATCTTCATCTCTTACCCCTTAAAGAATTAACGAATTATGCAACCCGAGGCAGGTTTCTGCGCAAGGGCTTGTTCCACTTGGTAGACGCAGCCGAGCCATACATCCCAATCACCGCGTCAGAGGCAAACGTCAAACAAAACGCATCGGCCCGATCAGGACTAGACATCCCGCGTTTCTTTAGCTCATCCTTGCCCTCAATCTGGATCTTGCCGCTAGACGTGAACGAGTACCTCACAGCCGCCAACTCAGCAATCAATGCCTCATCCTTGGGCATCCGGCAGTCCCGCTGCTCAAGCCACGCCTTGGCCTTGTGCCACAGCTCGGCCTTCAAGTTCCTGTAAGTCCCGCCCATGGCCGGTGACTCGGCCACGTTGATTCCACGCGCCGGCAACCCCAACTCTTTGAGGCGATCCACCACGCCAGCGCCCAAACCAATCGAGTCAACAAGGATTTCTTGGGGGCGCTGTGACGGCACAAGGATCTCAAACTCGGCCACAACAGCACCCGTCAATTGCATCAAATCGAGGTTTTTCCACGTTTTGATCGGCTCCAGCACCGCATTTCCCTGCCTCTTGCACAAGGCAGACCTGTCCGAGCCAAACCGCGCAACATCCAATCCCCACACCAAAGGCGCATGTTTACTCGCCTCCACATCCCTGCTCATCGCCAGCTCAAGCAACTCCATGGGGATGACGGTATCGTCATCTGATCTCGGAAACTCGCCAAGCACGCGAATCCTGTACGCATTACTCTCCTCGCCGTAACGCGCCTTCATCTCCTCAATGTAGGCTTCACTGACCCTCGGCGAGTCGGCGCAAGACACCTTCATCGTGATCCAGTCAGCCGTCAGCCTGTTGTGGGTATCAAAGAAAAATCCGCTAGAGCGCACAGGGTTTCCAAGAAGCAGCGTCACGGCGGCGTGCCCAGACATCGAGCCAGCGGCGGCCTCAAAGACCTGCTCGGGAATACCACTGGCCTCATCAGCCACCAGCATCACGTTGTCACTGTGCACACCCTGCAAGGCCTCGGGCTGCTCGGCGCGGGATGTTCTGGCCGAGATAAACGCCTCATTATTGGCATCCTTCATCTCAATACGGTCCTGCTTCACCTCCAGCTGGTCAAACAACACAGGCGGCAACACCTTCACCCATCGCTTGACTTCAGCAAACAAGGCGTCATACAGCTGGCTGGATGTTGGCGCCGTCACCACAATCTTCACAGGGAAGCGCAGGAATAGATACCAGAGCATCGCCCAGGCTGACGCCGTTGACTTGCCAACGCCATGGCCGGAGCGTACGCTTATGCGCCGGTTGCCTGCCGCAATGTGATTCAGGAACTCAATCTGCCAGCCATCAGGCTCAGTGTTCAACACCTCTCGGACAAAGAGCACAGGGTTATTTTTGTAGAGCTTGACGAATTCGACAAATGGGTTATCGGGCGCTGCGGCCAATTTTTTTTTGGAGCGGACGGTGGGCGCTGTGGGGGTGGGGGTAGGGGGGTGGGTCATGGGTTTCGCTGTCTCTTAGGGTGCACCATCAGCCGCCCCCGCCGCGCCGAGCGATGGGGGGGGTCGAGCCGCCGCGCCAGCGCGGTGAGTACCTTCGGCGTATGTGGACAACTTCCAGACGCGGAAATGGCGTAAGTTGTTGATTCGATTAGCCTTTGTGGATATGCGTGCATTTGTCGGCTTTACACGATGTCCATTATGTTAACTACTTTGCATGTTACGCACAGGTTATACATGCGCGGCCACGGCAAACGCCAGTTGTCCACAGGCCAAGCCGCCAATCATGCCTCTTCCCCTGTGGATAAGTCGCTAATGACCTCGACATGGCGCAGCGCGTCAATGCGCAGGTCTTGCATGTTGATCGTCACCTGCGCCTGCTTTTGTAAGCCATAAGTCTTCTGATCCCACCTTTCGGCTAGCCATTGCCGAGTGCGGATGCGCTGGACATCGCGCTGCGCGTGGTCGATGTCCATGCCGTCTGCGATCTTGATAGTCTCACAGGCCATCAAGTCAGCCGCACGCGTGCGCGCGCGTGTAATCATAGCACCGTGATCATTCTCGTCAATCCATTCATCGAGCGCACGCTTTGAGATGCCCAGATCAATGCAAATGTCGGCAATGGATTTGCCTGCCTCGATCATGCTGAAGATCATCTCTTCGGGCAGCTGATTGAGCATTGCGACATCCTGCCTGCGCTTTGGGTTGCCTGGCACGATTAAACCCTCCTCAGAGCCGTTTTAACGCGCTGGACTACCGCCAGTACCTTTGCCTTGATTAAGGCCGCCAAAAGCTTAATTTGTCCCATTCTTGAACCTCTCTGCTGCTGTTGAGTTGAACTTGAACTCTGTCGGCTCATTGTCGCCGAATACCAGATCATTTTCAAAGTCATCAAATCCTGTTTCACCACCCAGCTTGGTTGAGCTGAACTTGGTGACCTGTGCTGTTGGGATCATGGCCTTGATCTTGATGACCTCTTGGACGATTGGCTCGACCATGAAGACCTCTAGTTCTTCCATGCTCCAGATGTGCTCGTCCCGCAGATCTGTTCTGGATGTCTGGATCGCTAAAGCCTCGGCCTGCGTTCTGGTGACCACCATGATCTGGCCATTGCTCATCTCCCACTCAATCCTCGGAATCTGTTCTGCGGCTGGCTGGAATCCTTTTTCGGTTGCCTTGTTGTCCAACACGCCAAACGCCCTGATCATGGACGCCACCGCCGAATCGAATTTGATCTGATCCTTTGCCGCGATGAACTGGTGAACTCGACTGTTCTGAATCCAGAATTTCTCTCTGACATCACTGTCTACTAAAGTAATCAGTCGGTTTTCTCCCCATTTCCTGTCACTGGCCGCCTTGACCGACTCCAGTTCCACCAACTTAGATTGAACGTGAATCGTCCAAGGATCTGCACGATCACTTGGAATCTCCACCAAAGGTAGCTGATTGGGTTTTCTCGTTTTCTGTTTCGTTGCCATCTCGCTCTTTCCTTTCATTCTTTCATTCACTCTCTTACAAACCTCGAGTCTTATAGACTCTCGGTTTGTAATTTGTAAGAGTGACATTACAAACACTTGCAAATGTATGCGTTTGTAAGTTGTAAGCTGTTTATTTGTACAGTATCAATACTCGTCACTGGACGCATCTTTTGACTCCAACCAAGCCAATTTATCCCTGATGCCGACAAGCCCAACCTCTTGGAGGCGAGTCTTCGCCCTGCTCCAAGCCGTGTTGAACTTGTTCCGATCCTCTTCCGAGCACCCCATCTTCGACCACAATTCCAGCCTCCATTCCTCCAAATTGACGGCCATCCTCTGTTTGCCGTCTATATACTTTATACCTCCTTTGGCCTTGACCACAGTCTCCAGACACAGCATCTCCAAGCGCTGGTTTTTGCCGTTTCCGGCGTTCCCTGCGTTGCCCTTTGAGGCCTTCTTTGATGCCTGATTGGCGGCCTCATCGCTGGCTTGGACCGCCAGACTGACCACGGGATCAAAGCCAAGGCTTGACCCGCTGATCTCTATCTCGACCATCTCAAAGCCGAATCTGATGCCGTCCTCGCCGTCCTTTTGCTTGGTCAGGCTGATCACGCCTTTGGCCTGCTCCTCAAATCTGAGGATCTCCAGCTGGGTGTCCACCGCGCCAAGCAGTGAGCTGTGACCGCGCAGGCCTTTGGCTAAGTCCTTCCCGCTGTGGTGCAGCACCATCAAGGCGCAGTTGAGGAACTCTTGGATCTTTCCCATGGTGGTGATGAATGAACCCATGGCGTCCGAATCGTTCTCATTGCCACCGCCAAACGCCCTTGCCAAGGTATCCACCGCCATCAGTTGGAACTCCATGCCTGTCTTCTCCACCAGCGCCACGATGGCGATCATGAGCGCGTTGAAGTCCTCGGCGCTTGATCTGAGGTTGAGCTGGTGTCTGATCACATAGATCGGCGCACCTTTTGGCGTCTTGTGGTGGATCTGGCAAGCCTTAATCCGCGCCCCGAATCCCCCAAAGCCCTCACCGCACAGGTACAGCACGGCTCCTTGGCGTTCTATCGGGTTGCCCATCCACGGCCTGCCTGTGGCGATGGCCTCGGCCATGTCGAGCGCAATGAATGACTTGAACGAGCCTGGCGGGCCGTAGAGGGCCGCAAACGCCTTGACTGGCAGCACCCCATGGATAAGCCACTCGACCGGCTCATCCTGTATGTCATCCCACGACTCAATATTGACTGTCTTGATTGGCTTGGCGGGTTTTGCTTCTGCTGCTGGATCTGGCGCGAATTCCTTGGCGATGTCCTCTGGAGCTGTGAGCTGTTGTTGTGGTGTTGCATCAATTGGCGCATCCAGCTTCAGCGCGATAAGCCTTTCGGGAATCGTTACATCTGTGGATGTCAGCTTTTGCGTTGCCTTCACCAGCTCAATCAGGTCTTCCCTTGTCTTTGCCTGCTCATGGATGAACTCATAGGCATCGTCTCCTTGGCCTTGGAGTCCTAAGTCCACTACCTTGACATTCTTGGCGATGGCGAAGATTGCGTCCACGGCCTTCTGCGCGTAGCGCCAGCCAGGAAGATCGTTGTCGGGCAAGATCACCACATTCGCGCCTGCGAAGTACTCTGTGATGGCTTCGGGCCAACTACCCGCCCCTGTGTGCGCCGTTGTGGCCGTGACCTTAAGGGTTGCCAATGCGTCTGCCGCCTTCTCGCCCTCCACCAAGTAGATGATGCGCCCCGCTGATTTGGCGTCAAGCAATACAGGCAAGTTGTAAGGGACGATGCGGGCATCTCCCAATGTCGTGTGCCGCCGCCCATCAGCGTCAACCTTGTACAGCCGGTAAGTCTTGCCAGACTCCCCTATCTTGAGGCGCTGCTTGACAAAGACTGTTGTCTTGTTCTCGTCCTGATATTCCCACTCATGGTCAAACTGCACCTGCGGCAATGGCTTGATGTTGGCGAGTGGATCGGGACGCTCTTCCAGCTCTGGCAGTAGCTGCATGTCCTTGATGGTGTTGAAGACATCTTCTTGCGTGCACCCACCGTGGCAGTGGAACAAGGGTTTGCCGTCATCGTTGATGCTGATTGAGAGTGAGGGATTCTTGTCTCCATTGCCCTTGCCGTGGCCAGGTACTGGACAACTTGCCACCCACTGGCCGTTTGCCTTTTTTGCGTTGCCGAGCTGCTTGGCTATTTGTTCTGCTTGCATATTGCCTCTACTTGTTCGATGCGCTGTCCGATCCATGCCATCACAGGCACTGCCATGCTGTTGCCCAAGGCCTTGTAGCGTGGGCCGTCAGGCGTTGGCTTGTTCTTTGATTTGATGTCTGTGTAGCTGTCTGGAAAGCCTTGGAGTCTCTCGCATTCCACAGGGGTGAGGCGGCGCACGGCCATGGCTTGCATCACTGTCGGGCCAGTTCCATTTCCATCACCGCCATGTGTTGACATAGTGCAAGCCACATCGCCTGTGATTGCGCCGTTGTAGAGGTCAGTGCCAACTGCCACCGCCAAATTACCTTGTGCATTACCGGCAACGCGCATGGTTGGCGTTACATTGATTTGCGTATCCATCCCATCATCACATCCGCTGAATGCGATGGGAGCAGCCACACCATGCTGATCTGCTTTGGTGAGGCATGGAGCCACATCATGCATTGGCTCTGTGGCATTGCCGCCGTTCTCAGGCTTGCGCCCTATCCAATTGCCTGGGATGCCGTAGGCAGGCACAAACATGGGACAACCAGCATTGACGTGCTGATCTTCCAGCCCTTGTTTCGTGCCAAAGGTTGTGTCCAATGTGCTGCTTATGTCGGCTGGCCATTTGCGATCAACCGTTACGCAAAAGTCTAGTTCGTTGGCGTTGCCTGCTGGCCTGTTGAGGCCGTCACCATTTGCAGTGAGCGTTCCAGCGCACTCGGTAACTTCTTTCCTCGCTTCTCTGCTCGGCGCAGGATGCCCTTGCAAGCTGTGGCGCTCAAAAAGAACCGCTGCGGCAGCTCGCCAGTCTCCAAGGTATCCGACAACGAACACACGGCGGCGGCGCTGTGCCACTCCGAAGTACTGAGCGTCAAGAACCCTGTATGCGAACCCATACCCGAGTTCTCCCAGCGCCCCGAGGAAGACTCCAAAATCTTTTCCTCCGTTAGATGACAAGACGCCAGGGACGTTCTCCCAAACCAGCCATCGGGGCCGATATTTGTCAGCAATGGCAAGATAGGTGAGCATGAGGTTGCCACGTGGGTCATCCAATCCCTTTCTGAGTCCTGCGACTGAGAAAGACTGGCAGGGAGTTCCTCCAACGAGAAGATCGACATCTGATTCAAAGTTCCACTCCTTAAATTTGGTCATGTCGCCAAGGTTTGGCGTTGATGGGTAATGATGCGCAAGCACTTCAGATGGGAATCTCTCAATCTCCGAATAGGCCACAGCCTCCCAGCCGAGGGGATGCCATGCCACTGTTGCCGCCTCAATACCACTGCAAAGTGATAGATATTTCATGTTGTATTTTTTTGAGGAAAAAAAAGCCGAGGCTGTTACACCTCGGCGCTTGACTCTTGTCAGTTAGAACATTTCGTCATCACTTGCGGCCACAGCAGCAGCTGCTGGCGTTGGCTTCGCCGCAGGCGCAACAAACGGCGCAGGAGCTGGAGCTACTGCTGGCGCAGCTTGTGCCACAAACTCGGCATCAGACTGGTCCATACCGGCAGGCTTGTCAATCCACGACACCAAATTGAAAGCTGGGATGCGGGTTGTGCCCTTGCCGATCTTCTCCAGCTTTGAGCCTGTGTACTCAAGCACAGGCATCTTGCCAGGGTTGGCAGCGTATTGCTCCATGCAAGCGGAGTGCAGATTTTGAAGCCCCATATTAGGTCCTACACCGTTGGAACTCCACTCGACTGTGCCCAGCTCCTTGTTGTAGAACTTGACGATGAAGCCGCGCTTGTGCTCGGGGGATGGCTGTGGACCTTTACGGCCAAGCTGTGCATCGGGATTCCATTCGCGCACACCGACACCCAAGAGAAGCCAGCCTGTTTGCACGTTGTCGATGTCGAACACCACCTTCTTGAGTTGGATTTCCTCGCCAAGGTTGTTGGTCCAAGCATTTGCTTGGGGGGAGAAGCGGATGTAGTTACCAGAGCCGCCACCAGATGAGAGATTTAGCATTTGCATTTGCCTTTAAAAGTTACAGGGGTTGCATTATTGACTCAAGCCGCGGTCTTTTGCGAGAGTGAGTCCACTCGATACCTTGGCCGTGAGATCGTCCAAGAGTACTCTTTGATCTTTTGGCAATAGCTTTTCAGCCGCCGCTGGAGTAATTAGGTTTGTTTCAAAAATATCGACATCGGATAAACCCGCAGCAATCAATTCGGCACGCGCAGTGCCCTCATCAAGCCACTTGCGGCTGGCGCGTTTGGATTGCAGCTGCCAGCCAGGTATCACTGCACTGTGCTTTTCCATCGCGTCTAAGGCGTGTGCACGCACAGCATCAATGAACTTCTCAACAAGCGGTGCGCGGTCCAA